TCCACAGGAAGTACTTACAGAGTGCCTAGAAGTAACTCCAGTAGTAATGGTGAAATTATCAGCTCCAAAGAAAGGGAAATAACCATGATTACGATTTGGAAAACTCCAATGGTAGCAACAGTAGAGCAGGTGCTTAGTGATATCAAAAGAGAGCTTTTTGGTACAGGGCTCCTTAAGGATATGAATAACACAGGATCTGACATGATGATAACTTGCCCATTCCATAAAAACGGAAGAGAGAATAGTCCTTCCTGCGGAGTACTGCTTAGAGAAAAAACAGTAAGGGATAAGAGGTATGAGGCAGGCACAGTACATTGTTACACCTGCGGATACACAGCAGATCTCCCTCAGTTTGTAGCAGATGTACTAGGGCTGAGTAACAGCGTGGCGGGATTTAAGTGGCTGGTAAGCAGATACACATACTCCACAAATGATAGGGAGCCCTTAGAGCTTAACCTCTACAGGGGGCAGGAGCAGAAAAGCTCCTACATGGATGAGGAGGAGGCTGAGAGGCTCCACAGAGAGCTTTTAAGCAATAGTGAGGCGATTGATTACCTACATAAAAGAAAGCTCTCTCAGAGGCTAATAGAGGCTTATAAGCTAGGGTACGATCCAGCAGATAAAACAGTACTTTTCCCTGTGAGGGATATGGAAGGGAGAATAGCTTTTTACAAAGGCAGGAGCCTTGTAGGAAAGCATTTCTATAACGCTAAGGGGATTGATAAAACCTCTCTTGTATTTGGGCTGTATGAGCTCTGTGAGGGACTAATAGGCAAACAAGCTACAGCTCATAGCACTATCTGGATCACAGAGAGCGAGATTGATGCTCTAAGCCTTATTTCACAAGGGGAATTTGCAGTAGCTATCATGGGCTCTCATATCTCGGAGGAGCAGTGCAAGGAACTGGAGAGGAGCCCTTTTAGGAAATTCATTATAGCCACAGATAATGATGAGGCAGGCAGAAAAGGAGCCTCTCAGATAAAGCAAATGCTTATCCCAAAAGGCTTTAGATTTACCAATCTGAAATGGCATACAGGCGTTAAGGATATCAATGATTTAATCAAAATTTACGGAGATAACTGGAGGAGTTATCTAACAGGATATTAAGGAGGTATACAGGATGAAAACAGGATATATCACAAATGAAGAATTGGTACTTATGTATAGAGAGAGCGGAAATGATGCTTATTTACAGAAGCTCATTAAACAGAATACAGGCTTATTGAGTATTCTGGTAAACAGCTATTTAGAGAGTATCCCCAATGCTGAATTTGAGGATCTGATGAGTGAAAGCTATATTCCTTTGATTAAGGCTGTTAGGGATTTTGATGAGAATGTAGGTAGCTTTACTACCATCCTTAAGGCGTATGTACGCCAGCACTTAAACAGGCTGTATAACGAGGTTACAAGAAAGAAACGCTTTAATGGATCCTCTCCAGTAAGCTATGAAAGTTTGGTAGAGATCCGAAAAGAGGGCGGAGATGTAACAGAAACTACCTTCACAGTAGAATGTGAAGATTTTTTAGAAGTAGAATTTTTGGAACTTTTGAAAACGCTTAACTTAAGTGAAAAAGAAGAGGTAGCAGTAAAGATCCTCATGGCAGGCGGAACAAAAGGAGATGTAGCAAGAGTATTAAATTGCACTCCAGCCACAGCTACTTACTACTTTAGAAATCTCAGAAAGAAATTTAACTTTTTGCAGTATGCAGTCTAAAAATCTCTCCTAAAAATGATTAAGTTATATATCAGCATAAAGGAGGAGAGGCAGATGAGCAAAGTAAAAACTTTGGTAGCTATCCTTCAAGGGAAAGCTATCGTACTAGTAAAGCGGGATGAAAATAAAGCAGATGTTTTACTCGGTAAAGAGGTAAATAAACAGTTTGCTATCAATAGCATGGTAGGGGCTGTAAAAGCCCTCATGCTGTAAAAATAATACATACAACGATTAAAAAAACAGGAGGAAAAAAGTATGGGTTTGCAGGATTTGATTAACAAGTATGATAACGGTGGTAACTTCAACAAGACAGGCTGGTTTCAGCTTAAAGATGATGGGGATACAGCCACAGTAAGAATGATGCATAAAGGCATCGTAGGCACAGAAGAAGGTACAGGAGAGCCTTTGTATGATTTCCCCATTTACGAAGTACACAAGCTAGATAACGTAGATGGCACTAATAAACAGCGTACAGTACTGTGCAAAGGGGAAAGCTGTGAGCTGTGCAGAGCAGGCAATAAGCCCTCTCTAAGAATGTTTTTGCAGATGGTAAATCTAGATGAGCCAGATAAGGATAAACAGGTACAGCTCTGGGAAAGAGGCTTAACAGATATTAAGCAGATGCTGGGATTGACAGGTGAGTACGGGGATCTTACTCAGCGTGATATCAAAATTAAGCGTAGCGGTGCAAAAGGCTCTATGAAAACTACTTACCAGTACTTCCCTAAAGATCGTACAGAACGCCAGATCCCAGAGCCTCAGAATCTGGTAGGTAGTCTGATTCTGGATCTGAATAAAGAGGAAATGATCTTAGCTATGGAAGGTAAATTGCCTTTGAGCAAAGATAAAGAAGAAAAAGAAAGCTTTAGCGGTAGCAGAGTATTCTAAAAAGCGGAGGAGGAGAGGAGTAAAAATCCTCTCCTTTTTTAACAGGAGGAAAACAGGATGGAAAGAGAAAAAGTAAATCTTAACATGGAAAGAGATGTAGCTACTCTGGAGGATCTAAGTAGTAGATTAACTCATAAGAAAGTAAGTAACATTACGGTTAAGAGGAATCAAAACACTCTTCTCAGAGCCCTTGAAACAATTAACGAGCTTGTGGCAAGCGGTAGGCTAAAGGCGGAGGGAGAATATGAGATTATCCGTACTCCAGAAAGACTAAAAGAGTTTATGGAAACCTATACAAATGGGATGGGAGAATATGTACTAGATGTAGAAACTACTGGGCTGGATGTATATAACGATATCTTAGTTGGCATCTGTTTATATAATCCAGATCTTCCTAGTGCCTATGTG